ACTTCTTCTGCAAATTTCATGTTAGGAGCCCAAATTATACCAGCTTCAAACAGTGGTGCACAAGAATTTACACGTACGTGCTTATCATTACCACGACTTGGAGTAAATGTCATCACTGGAATGTCCATTTGTCTTAATTCGTGAGTTAACGGTGTACCTGATGCTTTTTGTTCAACGATGACCATGTCAGGATTCCAATATTTGTATTGATCTAATGCAACACGACGTAATTCTGGAAATTCATAACGATCTTTAAGTGAATCTAGTAAAATTAAATTTGGTTTACTGTCTTCGTTTGGATAAAACACTCCCCAAGTCGTAATTGCAGAATAATCGGCTGTTTCTTTTTTTAAAAACGCTGTATCCATCGATTGTATGACGTAATGACAGTCTGGAAGATGATCTTTGTCCCAAGTTTGCCACCATTCTCGTTTTATTAACGCTCCTTCTTCAGAAGTTGGCTTTTGCATCCATTGTGCGTTCCATTTTCCAACAGGAAGTGTTGCTTTTACCTTTTCTAGCTCGTCCATTTTCCAATATTGTGGCCAAACCGGTTTTTTCTTTTTTCCGTGGTCCATGATCGCCGGAAATTCCACCACTTCCCACTGATCACCCTTAACATCTTTTTGATTATCTAATAAAATTCCTGTTAAATCTTTTTTTGACCACCTTGTCATGACTAAAACGATCTTGGCCCCTGGTTGTAAACGTTGACGTGGACCTGATGTGTACCATTCGTAGGCGTTATCAAAGGCGCTAGCTGACATTGCGTCTTGTTCCGAGTGCGGATCATCAATAATCAAGAGGTCTGCACCACGGCCCGTGATTGCACCGCCAACACCAGCTGCAAAATACTCACCACCTTGGGCAGTTTCCCATCTTCCTGCAGCCTGACTGTCTTCACGTAGTGTTGTATCAAAAATTTTTCTGTAATCTTCACTATCGATTAGTGTTTTTGCTTTACGACCGAACCTTACAGCCAGTTCTCCTGTGTGAGTTGCTTGAATGATCTTGAGTTTTGGATTACGGCCCACCATCCACGCTGGTAACAAGTAAGATGCAAACTCTGACTTCGTGTGTCTTGGTGGCATGTTCACAATTAGACGCGTAATTTTTCCTGTAGCAAGGTCATTGAACTTTTGTGCTATAACTCTGTGGTGTGCACCTTCTATAAACTCGGGCCACACAGCTTTGACAAAAGACATGAAGTCATCTTTAGCTTTATTTTTAATTTTTTTCTGAGCAACAAGAACCTGTAATTGCAAAAGTTCTCTTCTAATATCGGCAGGTAGCTTACTTATATCTATATCATTTAAATTCATAAAAATTTTTATAAAATTTTTTGCACCATCTTAGGTGTTCGATAAGTTTTTTACCACCATTAACTGTCTAAATCAAGCAATACAACCGAGAGTAGTGGGACCCCTTTTTTATTTAGGGGGGATTGCTTATATCGTTGCAAAGTTTATTGGGATTGGGTGTGGTACCTCTATTGGATATGTATTGTGTATGTGTAGGCCCGTAGGGCCTACACAAAGAGAGTTAGTCTAGTAAAGTCATGTACGCGTTAGCGTTCATTCTACTAAACTTAGATAAACCTTTACGGACTATGTCGTAGTCCTCGTCATACTCTGCTTGTTTGATCATAATGTATAACTTGTATTCCTCTGGAGTTAACATTGTTGATTGACCTGAGTAAGGGTTAGTTGTTTTAATAGTTCTTTCTGTTGTCATATCCTGGATCATATGGGATAAGTCTATCATTGTCAACCTACTTTCTTTTCAATTCTTGTAGTGGTCCAACTATAATACTGATTGCTATGTGTGTCTTTTACAGGATCCTTGATTGGTGTTTCGAGCGCCTCTCGTCTTGGCGCAATCCTAACTATTTCTTCTAAGTGTGTATTAATAAATTCATACAAACAATTTTGATTACAAAAGTATTTGAATGCGTGGTCTGTGTTCCAAGTATTCTCTTTAATCTTAATAGTTCTTAAAACCTTATTGCTTTTACTACCTCGCACTCTTGATTGTGTTTCTTTAGTATGGCAACTCGGACCATGGCACCAATTATAACTACTCATAATATGGCAACCCACCAAACATTGAAACAATACCACTAAAAGAAATTAATATTCCTAGTAGTGCATGATCGTTTGAATGTATAAAAACAATTACTCCTAACATTGCTAAAATAAAACCAACTAATACCATTAGTAATCTTCCTATTAACTCGCTCATTAGTACCTCACTTTCCAACTTGTGTTTGCAGTTCTATATCCATGTGCGTCTAGGTCATAATAAACATAGTACGCAACACCTTTTTTAGAAACTCCAAACCTAGACTTGTCATCATGTTTGCCTTGTCTTGTTATGTGTTTCTTGTGCTTGTTAGCCCAATAAGTTATATAAAATGTTTTAGTCATTTATCCTCTTTCTGTTATGGGATAATCCTATATGATTATCCCATAAGTGTCAACAGTTAATTTATATCTTTATAAGCATATTCCTCTTGTTGTTTTTCATACAATATTCTAGCTTTTATCTTATCTGCTCTACTAGAGTTCTTGTTTTTCATGCCTTTAATTCTTTCAGCAAGATTTTTAGGATTGTAGATTACAAGTCCTGTACTATTAGTTCTG